TTCTGGTGAAGGATCCAGACGCAAGATTTCATGAGTCGCTCGTTGAAAAAAATCAGACATTTTATTTAATTTATTTTTATGTATCTCCGTTTTATATTTTAATGTTTTTTTTTTGGAAACAAAATCGTAAAAACAAAAAAAAAAATAATTGTTTTGTTTTTAAATAAAAAAGTAAACTATTCTATCATTATCATGCCCTCGTACCAACAACGAATAGCAAGGTTAAAGGAAAAACAAGGTAAAATTATTTACCATTTTCCAAAGGTGATGGGTTGCACATTACCTGGAGATATGATGCACATGGGTCCTCCAGTGACACAGAGCCAAAAAGCGGCTAAATTTGTACGTACACCGGGTTCGCATGCCCAGGCGATGCAAGCTGGGTTTAAGAATATTTATCAAATGTGGAAAGAACAGATGTATTTTTTCCGTCCGATTCCTGGTTCTGAAATCAAAACCGATCCCGGTCAACCTCCCATCACACAATTTGAGTTTGTGGGTTTGCTCGGAGTGAAGAGAGATGCAAACAAAAATAATGAATTCTTTTTCGTTCCCAAGTACCCCGATCGTCGTCCCAATAGTCCGAATAATACGAAATTAGTCACCACCCCATTTAATAAAGATGGTGCCAATCAAATGATTGAGATTCTTATGCAGGGATTTCCAGAGGTTTGTTTTCCGTCGGGACCTTTTGGAATAACTACGATATGCACAAACAGGAATTCGGAGGATCTCCGCGAAGAAAAACAAATGTTTGATGATGTCGCCAATCCCAAGAAATATACCGACGCGACGGTATTGCTCGGCAGACAAATGAGAAGGATAAAGAAAAATAACCAGAAGATCAGCAGTGGTTTAACAACGCCTGTTCCTGTTCAGCTAAAGAAACAACAAAAGTCTGTTCCTGTTCAGGTTAAGAAACAACAACAAAAGTCTGTTGCTATTCTTCCTACTACGACGGCGTCTGTTGCTGTTCAGGTAAAGAAACAACAAAAGTTGCCTGTTGCTGTTCCTGTTGCGGGTGTTGTTGGATTGGCGACGACGACGATGACTACGACACCACAACAGAAAAAACGCAAACAAACGGTGGTTGTGCCACCACCAAATCCTGTTGTTGCTAAAACAAACGGTCTTTCCACTTGGTTTGGCATGAGAAAACCGTTAAAGGTTTAGGTGTCACCACCAAACCATTATCATCATCCATTCATCATCTTCCGCTCCATACCTTGATCACCGGCAACATCGACAACTCCTCCGGACTTTTACTCTTATAATCCTCATAATTAAAATAACCAAGTGTACAACCAAATTGTAATTCACAATATTTCAAAATATCACCAAAAAAAGTATCAATCTTTTTTCCATGAAGATGAGCGTGGATAATGATAGAAAGAACGCGTTCCATGGACATTCTTTGATCACGAGTTTTTACACGAGGAAGCAGAGATTGAAACAATCGAGGATGGGTCTTTACAATGTTGTGCAGGAATTCATGTCGGATACAACACATGACACCGAAACACCCCTTCCATGTATCCAATTTTCGTTCCGAAAGAAGAATCTCTTTTTCTTCCAATAGTTCAAGATAATTATCGATGGCTTCATTGTCATCACAACCTCGTGCTGTAAACGACCATAAAAATGCAACATCCGAATTGTTCCTTCTCATTTTGTTTACTTGAGGTGATAGCGAGGATTGTACGAACATGCTGTCATGAATAAAAATTGCATATTCAAACCACCGGTATTTATGGAAATAATAATAGGGCAATAATTCACCTGCTCCTTTAAATTCGCTGTAAAGAATAGTAATATGAGGATCATAGTTAAGAATCAATCTTTCTTCCTCTTTATCAATAAATTCAGGACGGCTAAAATCGTCAATGATTATAATTCTTTGACGAGGATGGAACCGACGAATACAACGGACACATTCTTTCCAATAATCATTCACTATGTTTTGATTTACATGACGAGTGATCACAAACCCCAAACCATTCATACTATTATCTTCCTCTGCATTCTTCTTATTCGACATTTTTGGATTTATGATAATATTTTATAAACATTATAAATATTTATAATATTTTAAATTTACGACTGTATCTGTCCACCTGTAACAGAGCACGCATGATCGATCAACCGCTGTCAGTCAGACCTACTACTTATCTACCTGTCCAAACCTTGATAATCGGATATACAGATAATTCTTCGGATGTTTTCCTCTTATAGTGGTCGTAAGCAAACAACCCAAATTGAAAACGGAATCGTGTACAATAGTCTAAAATATCACCAAAGAAAGTTTCCACTCGTTCCCCGTTTTTATGTGCATAAAAAAGGATAGGCAGAACGCGTTCCATCGTCATCCGTTTTTGTCGGGTATTGATGTGTGGAAGAATTGTTTCGAATAATTGAGGATGATGTTTCGTTATTTCATCCAAGAATTCGTATCGAATACACGACATGTTTCCAAAACAACCTTCCCATGTATCTTTTTTTCGTTCTTCCCATAGGATATTAGGATTTTCAATACGACTTATCACATCCTTGATGTCTTCCTCATCATCATAACACCGGACTCGAAAAGACCATAAGTAGGAAATATTCGAATTACATTTCTTCATGTGATCGATGTAGGGATCCATGGAGGACGTTAAAAATAGTGTGTCATGAATAATCATGGCATAGTGAAACCATCGGTACTTGTGAAAATAATAATAGGGTAATAATTCTCCTGCTCCTTTAAATTCGCTCATCACAATACTAAGGAAAGGATCTTGGGTCAATATCCTTTCCTCGTCCTTTTTATTGATAAACTCTGGAGGACTAAAATCATCAATCACCACGATTTTTTGATGAGGATGGAAAGTACGAATACAACGAATACATTCTTTCCAGTATTCATCAACTTTTTCATGATTCACATGACGCGTGATCACAAATCCCCAATCTTCCTCTTCCGACATGGTCTGTGAATGGAGTGTAACGTCTTTATTTTACGTTCAATAAATATTTATAAATATTTATATCGATCTATGGATTTTGGATAAGTACGATCGGTTCGAGGCGCACTACAACATGAATCCTCTTCTTTTATTGAACGATTTTTTTTTGTAATAAATAAAAAAAACAAAAAAAAATACGAGGTAGAAGAAAATAATTAGTTTATTCGGAAATAAAACAAAAATGAGACGAATTGCGGTGATTCACGAGGATGATCCAGTGTACCACCGCAATAAATTCATGAGGATGAATCACCCAGAACCGGTGGGTAGTTTTGAACCCCAAGGATTCTTGCGCCCGCTTCGCACCATCTCCAAACCCATCATCACCTCACCCATTACTTCCGATCAGATTGAGGGCGCTCCCATTGTGATCAAAACCAGTGAAAGCAACCTCTATCGAAACAATAGTCAACAAGGGGGTGGATCTGTCTACCCCGTCAAAAAGACGATTGAACAATTACGCCGTATCGTCACTCAAGCCATTGAATCGAAATCCTCTTCGACCCTGGTGGATTCGCTTGTCAACAACAACACCACCACCACAGTCGCCGCCGCTCCCGCCGCCGCTCCTGTGGTTGCCGCCGCTCAAACAACAGAAGCAAAAAAGGAGGCCTTGTCGTATGACCCCGTGCAAAAAATCTTGTCGTGTAACGGAACGTTGGAAGTATTTAATACGGAGGTGAAAACAACAGCAACCACAGAAACAGACACACCACCATCTGTTATGTACCCTCTGACGTTATGGGGACCGTCGTTGCAGTACTACGACGCGGCAGATCCCGGGCGTCTTATGAGCTGTGTGGTTCCTACCGCAGGATCTTCTTCTTCGTCTTCAAGCAGTTTGTGTTACCGATTAAGCGGTGATCGTCCTGAGGATCGTTCGCCATATTACGCGTTTTACAATCTGCTGGGCATCCGAGGACGATCCGTGAATAACATCAAGAAGAATGGTCCGGGTGGTTTTTTCGGTTGGGACCAGCGCCACAAGAATGAACTGAATTTTACCAACAACACATCGCCCGGGAAGAAGGGAGGGTTTGTCTTTCATCAGGACAATGATTTTGTAGGATCCCTGCACCCGAATCGTGTGCGCGTTCAATCCACGTCTCTCCAATTCGCCTGTCGGGAAGAAGACACCGACGACGACGCTGGTGAATCATCCACCAAACCCAGTCACCCGGTGTTGTTGCCGTCACCCCATGCATCCACGTTTTTTTCGTCTCCCGAATCCAACGGAACCTCAATGTGCGAAGTGCTGACGTTGAACGGCGAGTACATTTTTCGAGATGCGGACGATTCCCTGACCATTCATCTGCAGACCATGAACAAGAAAGGGCAGGTGACACAACGACACAGCGGCATGTTCTTTTTGACTGTAACCAGTGTCGGTACAAACATGGAATGTTTGTTTCATACCAATGGCATCGTTTCTCCTCGTGGTGCGGTGCGTTTTGGTACCGAAAATGCCATGTTTTACTCCAAGATGGGACTCATGGCATCGAGTGCTCCGACACTGACGGAAAAAGGATCCCAGTTTTCTTTCCGCATCATGAAAGAACGGGGATGGAATCCGCAACAACATCAGCACGACGCACCCAAACGATTTCGATATTCGGTCTGGATGTTTACGGATGGGATGCGACCCGTCTAAATGTCAAGACGCAAATGAGGCCTCTTTCGATGGTACCAGTACTTGGGTCGCGAATTATGAATCGTAGTCGTCGTCGTGGTCGATTGGAAGATAGAGGGTATAGAAGATATAATATCCTTTCCATGTTCACCTGCTTCCACCCTCGGTTGGATACGGATTTCTAACGATCTCCACGAAGGTGTTTTTTGCCACATGGCAAGAAAGTAGACATCGGTCCATTCTAAAAAGGTGTGTGGATCCACTCGATCTTGAAGGATCTCATGAACCGCGTTTTTGAAGGATGGATCCTGCATCATGGTTTCGTGAAACATGGATATGATGCCCTCCTCGAAACGACGGACGCGAGGATGTAGATACGCAGTCTTGTAAAGACGCTGTCGTGTCGCAAGAAACATTTCCATGTCGTCCACGATGCGTGTGCAGAAACACAGCGTGTCGTCGATGATCCTCATATTTTCAAGGATTCTCTGGAGATCAAAGGATACCGCAATCCCGAGGGATTTGGAGTCCCGGAGGACATAATCAAACGTCGGAAAGTCGATACCGGTAGGATCACTGACAAGTCCTCGGAACCATGGAAGGACATTCGGATGTTCGAAAGAATTCGGACACATCAGCGTTTTCATAAATGTCATATGATCGTGTGATATTCGATAGGGAAAGGATAGATTGGAAATAAGATCCTGTAAAAGACAGCAGCTGCGATATTCCGAAGACATCCATGGCGACGATTGGGAGGATAAGGACGATAATGACGATAAGGATTGCAGAAAACGATCAAAGACGTTGGAAAAGGGTCCCTGGCCAAGATCCCGACATAGGGCAGCAATAGGAATCAAATAAAAAGGAATCGTTGCATTGTTCACAAATACCTCGGGCGAGGTAATCCATAGCTTGTGAAGGAACTTCTTGGCCAGACAATAGGATCCAAGCGCGTGTTCGAACCGCGAGGTTTTGGCCGTCGGAAAGATCTTGTACAGAATACCGGTCTGATGGAGGTAATGCAACCGCTGGAACGTCCACGTATCAATAATCGCCATCGCCAAGGCATCGACACGAATGTCACCCCACACGTTGCAATGAATGATTTTTTCAGGGACAAGACCCCCCAATTCCTCCGGAAACTCTAAAGGGTGATAATGTTGTGCTGCCATGTTTTACAATTTTTTTTAACTATTTAATATTAACTATTTATATTGACACCCGACGTGTTTTCAAATCATCGTGTTTTTGCACTTGGCTTACATGTGGTTAATGGATGTGTATGTAAATAAGAACCAGGTTGTTGTGATGTACCACCACCATTAACACTTGTTGGTCCAAGTGGTGGTGGTTGTCCTTGTTGTCCTCGTTGTAGTAGTCGTCTTCGTTCTCGTTGTTGTCGCAATCGTTGCAATCGTTGTTGATAATTTCTATTTTCAATTATATGGAAAATTACATAGATCAAAAACAAAATTGACAAAATTATCAAAACTTTGAAATAAGTAGACCAATAATATAGCAATCTATATTTGTAAACAGATTGAATGAATACATCGTTCAAGTTGTTCCACTCCACTTTTGTTACGTTGTATAATTGCGAATATTTTATGATCAAATCCGAAATGAACTCAGCCGAATAGAGGAAGGAATCGTCATGATCATGATGTTTTGGTAGTATTTGTCCATGACATTTGGCGGATAATTTAAAGAATGGTATAAATAGAGTAGTCATGGTTATCACCATCTGATGATCGTTGGGTTGTGGTGGTGATGATATTAGAATTTTTAATTCTGGAAAAGATTCTTGTAATAATAATAATTTTTTAGAGTGTAAAGGATAAATTGTATAAAAGAAAGGAATCGTGACCAGTGGATTAGCCGTATTAATCTGATAATTTATCTGGTATTTTTGTTCAGAATTGTTGGAGGGGTGTCCGGTGTTATAAGATGAGTAAACCATGTAAGATATGCCGGAGGTGATCACAAAAAACATGATTAGGACAAACACAAACAACAGCTGCTGCTCCTCGTCGTCGATTTTTGTTGTAAATTTTGAAATAAGAATGATTATTGCAACCCATATTATTATTAATATTGCAATACTAAATCTAATATTTTCTTTTTGTACCTTTATGTAATAATCAATCTGATCTTGGTTAGGAGTAAGTACAATGGTGCAAGGATCTACAACTTGGAGCGGGGTATTGGTAAAGTAGTTATTCATTCTTTTTTATTTCCGGATAAAATAAATAAACAATAATGAGTAAAATGATTTCGAAAATTCGTGCTGCGGCGATAGAAGCGTTTGAAAAAGACCGCAAGAACATAAAGAAACAACCTCTCTACGTGCTCCACGCCTTTGCGTCTCGACACAAGATTCGAGGGAGATCGACCAGGGACCGGGCACGTCTCGAACATCTCATTCAATCATGGATTCGATCGTTCCCGAACGCCAAGATCGCCTGTTACCAGAATACTCCACCCGATTGCAATAAATGTATGAACGTAAGAACCAGGGAGGGTGAATTGTTACGATACAAGATCCTGAAAGAAGAAGGCCAACGATTGTGTCGTCCTAATAAATACTGGATCTGTAATCTTCAAGAGCTCTCTACATGACCCACAAAAGTCCCGTGTTGTGTACCACGTCGTTCTTGTTATGCTGGTCCTTGACCCCCGGGAGGATGACGTGGATGTCCCGCATGAGGCGGTGGAGCTCCTCGTCCTTTACGACCGCGTCTTTGATATGCCGGGGCATGACCGTGTTCATCTTTTGTTCCTGACTATGGTTTCCGGCCAATTCAAGAATCTCACCGGCAATGTACTCGAGAACCGCGGCAAGATATACCGGCGCCGTCTCGCCGATACGGAGACTGATGTTTCTCCGGAGAAGATTGTGGGTGCGCGCGACCGAAAAGTGGAGGCCGGCCTTGGTGGATGCCTTGATGGGCGGTCTCTGACCGCGTTTGGGCTCGAACGACGTGTACTTTACAACCGCCTTGGTACCCTCCGTAACCGCGTGATTGGCAAGTTCGCCGGGTAACACGAGCTTGACGGCTGTTTGAATGTCGCGGGAGGAGATGGTTTTCTTCCCGAGAGGAGTTTTGCGTGGCTTGGCCTCGTAGTCCAGGGGCTGTGCGAGCATGACGGCCTTTTGTGCAAGCTTGAGAAGCACAAAATTGACAATGAACTGGATCAGCAACAAAGAGTCTTTGGAGATCCGTTGGTCCGGGTGTATTTGTTTCTGGATTTTCTTGATGTAAACCTCGAAATTTTCCATATTTTATTTATTCTTTAAAAAAAATAAAATAATTCAACGTTTATTTAAAAAAAAGAAATGAACACGCTCGTGGGAATAACCAAACCGGCGCTCATTAGGTTGGCGAAGCGTGCAGGAATCGTCCGTTTTAGTGGGTTGTCCTACGAGGAATCCAGGATGATCCTCTTTACCTATCTGGAAGAATTTCTGAGGCGCGTGGCGATACACACCGACCACGACAGGAAATCGACCGTCTCGGTCAACCACGTCTACGCGAGCATGTGGCCCAACAAGGTCATCCTGACGACCAAGGATGTCAAGGAATGTAAGAGCCAATCGAAACAGATCCAGACATGCACCACGTTTCCCAAGGCGTCCTTTGAGAGGCTCGTTCGCGCTATCCTTGGGGAGTACAAGTCGGACCTAAGGATTCAACACGAGGCGGCGCTCCTCATCCAGTACTACGCCGAGATGTACCTGCTGAAAGTGTACGGCCTGGCTCTCCGCATGGCGCTCCACGACCACCACCGTCTGACGGTGGAACCGAGAGATCTGATTCAGGCGCGCTATGCTATCCATTTGTCGGGAGGAAAATGGTGAGTTTTAGTTTATCTTTTATCCGACAACAACAACAACAACGTCATGCTGGGGGTGGTCCATCAAGATATTGAG